AATAAATTCTCTCCAAGCATTATATTTTTCTACTTCACGAGAATACATATCTTCTTTATTAACTCGTTCGGTATAACCATTTGCAGTTTTGACTTTAAAGGTTGTAATACTTGAACCGTTTTCTTCTTTAGTAATAGCTTCTGTTTCTAAATAATCAGAAATATCACCCAACAAACAAGTAACAGTAGAACTCATATAATCTTTCTTACCTTTAGAATATTTTGGGAATTGTCCCAAAGTATCCCAAGTAGAAATACTATTATTTTGAGTTAGCTCTCCATTATCCATGTTATAACGAAGTTTCCAAATGTTGCCAGTTTTAACATAGAGTTTTTCAGTTTCAGTCTCTTCAATATCACAAATAGTCCAAGAATCCCATTTAGTAGAAATATAAGCGGGAGAGGTTGTACCATCAAGATTTACAATGGTATCTTCATACATTTTATAAGAACCGCTACTTTGACGATAAGCAACTAAGTAATGATAAAATGCATTGGCTTTAATATTATAATCCAACATACTATAGTTACCATACATATCACAAATATATGTATAAAAACTATCTTCAGGAGCTTTTTTGTAAACAGAAAGGGCACCATTTGACCCTAATAAGCTTTGAAAATAATAAGCTAAAATTGAAGTTCCAGTACCCTAATCCTTCAAATTAAATTTATTATACAAAATTAAATCGGAGGACAAAGGCGAAGAATAAGGATTAGCTTTTAATTTTGCAGTAACTTCTTTACGAATAGTATCAGGAGATTTTGTAATATCAGTATCAATACCGACATCTCGAATTTCTAACCGTGGTGCATAATAAATATAGCTATTGATATTCATTAATTATCCTCCTTTCTTTATTCTGTAACTAAAACAATAGAACAATTAACAGGAACTTCCTTAGAATTATCAACTGTCAAATTAAAATCAAACCATCTCTAAGAAATCTAAGCCATATTAGTTTGTTTAACAGCTTGAGAATCAGGCATCCAAATATAATCTGATTCTTCTTTTCCTGACCCGCTTTTAGGTCCCCAACGATATTTAACAGGCCCACTAACAGTACCTCCTGTTGGGTCACTTGCAATAATTTTACCGTCACCAGTTTTCCCCAATTCGGTGTAAGTATTGCTAATATAATTATAAGCAGTATAAGTTAAAGAATTAAGGTCAGAATCAGAAAGTAAAATAGAAACTCCACCCTCAATAGTTAATTTTTTATCAGTGGTGTAAGTTAAAATTTTCTTTTTATCTATTAAAGTCGTTGTACCATTCATCACTGAAATGTATACAAAAGAAGTTTTAGAAACTATTCCTTTCTATGTTAAATCAGATTCTATATTTTGAATTTCTGTAAATCTTTTTGTTATGCTATTTTGCTAATAAACTCTATATCCATAAATAGTTCCAGAATAATTTAAAGATTCCGCCAGTGTTAAAGTATTTCCAGAATATGAATCTATCTAAATTCTTACGAGCTCTCCATTTTCTGTATATTCTTCCTGACTGTTTTCCATTGTTAAGAAAGTCATGAAAAGATATGGACTATAATTTTCATAAGCAGTTGCTAGTTTCTCATTATATTCCAATGTCGTAAAAATTTTGTTTTCTGAAGTTGCGTTTACCGCATTAGCTAAAGTTGTATCATATTGATTAGTTGAAATAGAAGTATAAGTTTGAGAACCTGTAGCTTCTCCCTCAGTCAAATCTTTATCAATTACAACATCAATAGCTTTACCTTCTTCATCTTTGTAATCTCCACTTTCGTCAAGATACAAATATTCAGTGTCAACCTGAAGAACCCAGTCAGCAGAACCATCTGCATTAACAGTATATTTATATTGACCAACATAATAAGTTTTAGCTTCTTTTCC